TGCGAAACGGAACGGGAAAACAGGTACACTGCCCGATACTGGACACGCACTGGCCCGAGCTACTGGGCATGGATGAGTTACGTAATGCAAAGCAAAGAAAATATTTATAAATTCAAACGAAAGGAGATAATGAATTGTTATTTCTAACCGACGAAATCCGATATGAGATTTTCCTGCAAAACAAGAGTAAGACGGACAATCCGCACGGATTCCACGTCGACTCAGACAGCCTGCCAGATGTGATGTTCGCGTTTCAAACGGATATCGTAATATGGGCGCTTGCAAAAGGGCGCGCCGCGATATTCGCAGACTGCGGACTGGGGAAGACACTGATGCAGCTGTCATGGGCGCAACAGGTAGCGCGCCACACGGGTAAACCGGTGCTGATATTAGCACCCCTCGCAGTGGCACATCAGACATATGAAGAGGGGGCGCGGTTCGGGATCCCGGTTACAGAGTGCGAAATGGATGCGGATGTATCAGACGGCATCAACATCACGAACTATGAGAAGCTGGACCGGTTCAATACTGCCCGTTTTGCGGGCATCGTACTGGACGAATCCAGTATCCTAAAGTCTTTCACGGGCAAGGTACGGACGTCCCTGATAGGGGCGTTCCGGAATACGCCATACCGGCTGGCCTGCACGGCAACGCCGGCGCCTAACGATTATATGGAGCTTGGTAACCACTCCGAGTTCCTGGGCGTACAGACACGGGGCGAGATGCTCGCAGAGTATTTCGTACACGATGGCGGCGATACGGCTAAGTGGCGATTGAAGGGCCATGCCGAAAAGGGATTCTGGGACTGGATGAGCTCATGGGCAGTCGTCCTCGATAATCCTAAAAATATCGGGTACGAATGCGAAGGATATGACTTACCAGAGCTGCATGTGCATGATGTGCTGGTTGACGGTGACACGCCATCAACGGAATCGCTTACGCTGACGCAACGCCGACAGGCACGAAAAGAAACACTGCCGGCGCGATGTGCCAAAGCCGCAGAGATTGCGAACAGTACAGATGGGCAGGTGCTCATCTGGTGCGATCTAAACGCAGAATCGGAATTGTTGCACAAACTTACAGACGATTCAGAAGAAGTGCGGGGCTCCGATAAGCCGGAAAAGAAAACAGAAAGACTGCAGGAATTCTCAGCCGGAACGCTTCACTGCCTGGTAACTAAGCCCCGTATCGCGGGATTCGGGATGAACTGGCAGAACTGCCATACGATGATATTCGTAGGACTTTCAGACAGCTATGAACAGTATTACCAGGCGATTCGGCGGTGCTGGCGATTCGGGCAGGAGCAAGATGTCGACGTGTTCATCGTGACATCCACAAAAGAAGGCTGCGTCCGATATAATATCGAACGGAAACGCCGGGATGCGGAACAGATGAAAGACATCATGATGGGGCTTACCCGCGAAAACGTAAAGAAGAACCTGAGGACGACACGGCGCATCATGAGCCCCTATATTCCAGACAAGGTTCTAGTATTACCGGCATGGCCGGAAATGAAAGGAGCTTGATATGGATATCTTAGACCAGATACAGCGGCAGAAATACGCACTGTACAACGGGGATTCGGTGGATGTGATTAAAGGTTTTCCTGATAACAGCATCCACTACAGCGTATTTTCCCCGCCATTTATTTCGCTGTACACATACACAGACAGCGACCGTGACATGAGTAACAACCACAGCGATGCTGAGTTTTACGAAAATTTCCAGTATCTCATCAAAGAATTATATCGGGTGCTTATGCCGGGGCGGTTAGTTTCAGTCCACTGCATGGACATCCCAAAGATGAAGAGCCGTGACGGCGTGATAGGCTTAAAAGATTTTCCGGGGCAAATCATCCGGAACTTCGAGAAAGCGGGATTCATCTATCATAGCCGAGTGGCTGTGTGGAAAGATCCTCTCGTGGAAGCTACACGAACAAAGGCATTAGGCCTCCTGCATAAGCAGATATGCAAAGATTCCGCTATGTGCCGGATGGGCCTGCCGGATTACGTCGTAACATTCCGCAAACCGGGGGATAACCCCGAGCCATGCGCCCATCCTGACGGATTCAACCGGTTCTTTGGCGAAAACGAACCCGAGGGAGTAAAAACACTGCGACCCAAACCGGACCCGCAGCTCGTGGCGGAAAAGAAAAAGTACAACGCAAAACCGATTTACAGCCACCAGGTATGGCGCCGGTATGCAAGTCCGATATGGACCGACATCCGGCAGTCAAACACCCTCAACAAAGCGGCGGCCCGGGGCGACGGCGACGAACGCCACATATGCCCCTTACAGCTCGACTTGATAGCAAGATGCATAGAGCTGTGGAGCAATCCAGGCGATATCGTGTTCGACCCATTCATGGGCATTGGCAGTGTTCCATGTACCGCGGTTGTAATGGGCCGCAGGGGATTAGGGTTTGAACTTAAAAAATCCTACTATACGCAAGCGGTAAAGAACCTCGACGCCGCACAGAAAGGAGAGATAAAGATATGATGGTTTACGTTTCTCATCCGTTTGGTGGGAATAAGAAAAACGTTGGTGATACACGCGTAATCTGCAAGATGGAAGCGATGGCGCGGCCTAATGTACTTTTTATCCCAGCGTTAAACGTAACCTGCCGTGCATATGACAACGGCGCTTACATGCGCGATTTAGAACGCTTGCTGGAGCTTGAATCAAAATGCGACATCGTGTACATGACAGGCGACTGGGAAAAAAGCAAGGGCTGCCTGATCGAGATGGGCTACGCCCTGGGGCGCGGTATCCGCGTAGTCACAACACAAGAACAGCTACATAAACTTTTAGACCATTTAGCTTAATTTAATTACTTAGTATAAACAGGAGGAAAACATAAATGGATATCAACTTAAACGTAAAGGGAACTGTAAAAGTAGAATTAACAGCACAAAATGATTTGCTGGACACTTTAAAACTTATCAACACGCATACCATGGCAATCGACGAACTCCCCTCACACAGTCATCCGGCAGGATTAGCACACGCCGAATTCGACAAAAACGGTATGGGCTCAATGCATACGCATTGCCCCCAGCCGGCGGCCGCATCAAAAGTGGTAGCACCTGTAGCAGAACCTAAAGAAGAACCCAAAGCAGAACCTAAAGAAGAACCCAAAGCAGAACCTAAGGAAGAACCCAAAGCAGAACCTAAAGAAGAACCTAAAGAAGAACCCAAAGCAGAACCTAAAGAAGAACCTAAGGAAGAACCCAAAGCAGAACCTAAGGAAGACGCCCCAATCACTGAAGATGAAAAAGTCGAATTACGTAAATTATCATCCGCCTTTATCCATGCGGATGCCGGCAATAAAGCAGTAATCAAAAAATGGCTGACGGATAACAACGTGGAGCGTATCAGCTCCATCCCAGAATCCCTGCTTGCGTCCTTCAAAGAGCTGGTGACAGCTTAATGCCCGGAGTACACGCGTTACTGTCCGCATCTGCCAGCTCACGCTGGCTTGCATGCCCGCCATCCGCGCGGCTCACGCAGGATGCCCCAGACAGTACGAGCGCCTATGCCGAAGAAGGAACACGGGCGCACGCCCTGGCGGAGAAAACGCTCAAGCTGATTATCAGCGGAGGCTCCGGATCGGTTGAATCCGATAACGGCGAGATGCGGGAAGCCATACAGCGGTACGTCGATGTCTGCACGGAAAAGATGGGGGAAGCTTATAAGGCCTCCCCGGATGCGCAGATGATGGTTGAACACCATCTCGACTTTTCGCATTGGGTTCCGGATGGATTTGGTACGGGCGATATGGTCATCATATCTGATAAGACGCTTGAAGTCGTGGACCTTAAATACGGCAAAGGTGTTCCCGTATCGGCTAAGGGCAATACCCAGATGCGCTTATATGCGCTGGGAGCGCTGTCCGAATTCGGCATCCTGTATGATTTCGACAGAGTAAGGATGACCATTGTACAACCCCGCCTCGACAGCGTATCAGCCGATGAGCTCAGTTATTCTGATCTTATCGCCTGGGGCGACAAGGTGGCTCCGATAGCTAAAGAAGCTTATGCCGGAAAAGGTGAATTCAAGGCAGGACGGCACTGCCGATTCTGTAAGGCACGGGCAACCTGCCGGACGCTCGCTAAATACGAGCTTAGATCCGTAAAGAAAGACTTCACAGAGGCCCCTGAGCTGGAAGACTTTGAAATATCTGAAATCGTCCAAAAAGCCCAAGAAATAACATCGTGGCTGCGTGATGTGGAAGCCTACGCCCTTAATGAAGCAATAAAGGGGCAGGAATGGCCGGGGCTCAAAGTAGTAGAAGGACGCAGTAAGAGAATCATCACGGACCCCGACGCTGCGGCGGAATCGCTGCTAAGTGAACAATACAGCGATGAAGATATCTACAAGCCGCAGGAATTACAGACACTTACCAACCTGACTAAGCTGGTAGGCAAGAAACGATTAAACGATATCATCGGCAAATTTATCGGCAAACCGAAAGGCAAGCCTACGCTTGTACCGGACTCAGATAAGCGCCCGCCAATGGTACTCGACTCTATTACAGATGAATTTGAAGATGAACTTTTAAAAGGAGATAAATAATTATGAAATTAACAACAGGACT